ATGCACCAGTTCCTACGTTTGAGTTTGCGTCAAAAAATACATTGTCTGAAGCAGTAGGAACAGAGAAACCACCCAACCCACCAGATGTGTCAGACCAGTTGACTGTGTTGGTGCTACTCCAAGAACCTGTGCCAAGAACCCAATAGCGATCAGCCATTAGACTTCCTCAGTGGGAGGTGCAGTAATTACAGCAATCCAGTTATCAAACCTTTGCTGTTTCATGGCTTCAATCTCAGCATCTGTAAACGAATGATCGTCTGGCAAATGCAAAGCATCTGAAAATGTGCCGTACTGAGATGAAAAAGAAAAGTCAATCTTCATGGTCATGCCTGTGTAGTTACTGCGATCACATCCCAACGTGTATTGTTAGCATTGTAAATACAACCCACATACGTTGTTTTGTTAATGGTTGTTGCTGTTGGTAAGGTAACGCCAATGACTGTGTAAGTTGCATCCCAAGTCAATGCTCTGCTTGTGCCGTTATCCAAAAGCCTAAATATTAATTTGTCGCCGTCAACAGGTGTTCCAGTTGGTGCGTTGATGGTGAGTCCTGCCGCTAATGCTGTGTAGGCGTAAACATCACTAGCCGATATATCAGGTGTTAAAGAAGATGCTGATGCGGCGCTTGTGACCCTTGGGTCAATACGCTTATTTGTTAATGTCTCAGTACCTGTGTAGGTGGCAATAGATGCACCTGCCAATGTAGTTGCACCAGTACCACCATTAGCTATTGGTAGAGCAGTACCTGACAACGTAATTGCCAATGTTCCACTTGTTGTGATTGGTGAACCAGCAACAGACAAGAATGATGGGACTGTTGCCGCCACACTTGTAACTGTTCCAGTTGCAGAATCATTGGAAGTAATCGTAAAGTTAGGATATGTTCCAGTAATGCTAGTCGTACCCGCACCCGTCAATGCGACTGTCTGATCTGGTGCAGTATTTGTAATTGTCAGAGTGCCAGAGGTTGTAATTGGGCTACCCGAAACGCTAATGCCAGTACCAGCAGTAGCCGCTACGCTTGTTACTGTGCCAGTTCCTGCGCTTACGTTGACGGTAACATCATCCCCTGAGTTTGTGGCAGTAACTGTTGCCCCAACAAAATTGATGTTCTTAACACCTGTGGAGATTGAAGTTCCCTCATCCTTGATGCCTACCGCCCCATTGGTAGACATAGTGCTAATAACTTTGATCTTCTCTGCTAAGTCAGGAGCAACTACCTCACCAACATTAATCTCTTGCCCTGTTGACAAAGTAATGACCAAAGAACCATCAAAGTCAATCTTGGCATCAGTGACAGACACACCATCCTTACCATCTATACCGTCTTTGCCATCCCGACCATCTAATCCATTCTTGCCATCTACGCCTTGGCGACCATCTAAACCACGATCACCCTTGTCACCCTTATCACCCTTTTCAGGAACTATGGATTTGGCAACTTCTAGTTGTGCAGTAACTTTGCTTTCCATCACTTTGATGGCTTCAACAATCAAGTCCACATTATCTTGAACGGCTTGTTCTTCTTGCTGGCGCATAGCCACCAAGGTTTCTTCCATCTTATTAATAGCGTTTAACTTCTCATCAAAAGATGAGTCTGCCGCCTCAATGCTTTTGATTAGTTCCCTGATGTTAGACATTATTCAACCCGTTGGTCAGTTTTTCAAGAAAGTCTTGTTTTACCTGTGACTGAGCATTTAATTTATCAGCCATCTGTAACTCAACAATCTTTGACTTGTTCTTAATGTCAGCTTCCTTCAACATCAAATCAGCAATCTTGACCCTTTTGTCAAATTCCCTCTGATTGGCTTCATCTTCATTGGGTAGATTCTTGGTCAAAGATGCACTCATCTTTGCTTGCACTTCTTGCGGCATTAACTGAGCCTCAACAGACAATTTCGTAGCTTCAGCACGATTTTGTTCTGCTTGAGTGGTGTTAACAGCAATCTGAGCCTGTGCCGCTTGCATTGCCAACTCTTGTTGCATCTGCTCCATCTGTTGCTGTTGAGGATTGGGTTGCATCATCTCATCTAACTTGGCAATCAACTCCATTCTGTTAGACAGACTGCTGTTTCCTATGATGCCTTTAAGCAAAATAGGCAAAACAGGGGTGTTTGCACCCAAAGTCTGCAACAAACCAATGAATTGTTGTTGTTCGTACTCTCTAGCAATGATGCCCAAGGTAGCTGTAGGTATGAAATTCATGTCCACAGAGGGGTAACGCTCTGGGTCAAACTGCATGAACCTGAAAGCCGCCTTTTTGATGAATGGAATCAAGAAATCTTCTTGGAAATTTACCAATGTACGCTTGTATTTCTTGATAATCGAGGCAACAGCCATCGACATACCGCCACCATCACGGCTTGCCTGTGAAACCATGCCGTTAGAGTCCAGCGTACCAGTAGCCTGAAGCAACATACGCTCAAATTCTTTGGCAGTTGCTAAGTTGTTGGGGTCATTCTGACCAAACTTGAATGGGTAAATGATCTCATTTGGGTTGCCATTGGTAAGAATAGCCTTACCAGCCTTGACTTCAAACTTCATACCACGGGGTAAACGTGTGGCATCCATAGCAACCATAGGGGCAGTGGTCAAAGCGAGTGAATCCAAGTGAGCGCGAGTCTGAGCATCAATAGCTTTTTGCATATTGAAGGCTTTTTCCACTGTACCTCGCCCCAACAGGCGGTTTGGAACTGTATCGTCTTGGTACGACAACACAGGTCTATCTTTCATCATGTAAGGGTTTTCTTCAGCCTTCAACAACATACCATCATTGGCAATCACGACAATGGCTTCAACCATATCGGTATAGTCTTCTGCCGCTGAATTCTCAGGAAACAACTCAACAATATCTTTGTTTTCTTCAAGATTGTTCAAATACTCACGGGGAACTAACCCGTAATACGTCAACAACAGTACCTTCTCGTCTTGGTACTGGCTAACCTCTTGGGTAGGCTCTAAGTCAGTATCTTCATAGGTGGGCGTAATGTCTACCTTGCGGTAAATGCCTTTTTCGATTCCCTCTACAATCTTGTGGATTGAGACGTATTTCTCAATAGCCACGCCCATGCAGTCATCAATAGATGTTCCATTCGGGTCAAACAAGAAGTTCTTGGGATTGATAGGCATGATCTTTACAGATATGCGCTCACGCTCCATCACGCCAATAGCCGCTTGACCCATCTGATTAGGAATGGCTTGAGTCGATGGGATGTATTCTTTCTCGGTCTTGACAATAATCTCGCCAATGCCTGTACCATAGATTTCAGCCATCAATTCGATCTGGTCGATAGCTTTTCTGATTTTGTCTTTCTTGAAGTCTTCCATCAGTTGAGCCTTAATTAACTCAACATCTATAGGGTTTCCACCTATATCTTGGATATTGTCTTCAATGTCAAAGAAGTCGCCTTGCCCAAAGATAGCTTCCATGATCTCAGCATGGCGAGTCTCTACAGCTTGTTGTGTGGCAGGGGTAACAATACGGCTACGCTCAGACTCACGGGTCTTATCTTCAGAAGCCCATTGACCACGGAAGATGCGCTCGTACTCTAAATAGTCAGGGAGAAAGTTTGTATCTCGCCAATCTCTCCACTTGTCGCAGTGGCTAGTGATGAAATCGGTTAACTCTTTATCAGCCTCAGTAGGCTCATAAAATTCGCCTTGTTCTAGCTTGACTTCTTTGTCTGTTGCCATTTATATCCCTTTAAATGCCACTTATTATGTCTAAAGGCTCCCACTCATCTTCTTGGTCGTCTTGGAAGTATGAGGTTATCGCCAGTTGGTCAATGTAGGAAAGAGCATCAGGCAAGTCATCGTGAACACCTTGGGCGGGGAACATCAAAAGTTGATCTTTGAATTCATCCCAATCTTCCTCAGAGTTCAGCACAATACGCCCATGCTCAAACCTTCCTTGGAGACTCCAGATAATTCTGTCAGTCTTTTTCCTGTTGCCATGCGTTAAGTCAACTATGTGGGAATATACATTATTTTTCCTCATTAGGTCACTCAAATAAGGCAAAACAGCGTTTTTTAACGCACCTCGCTCAATTCCAACACTCAAAGGGCGGTATTCCCGCATCTTCAGCAGAATAGTTGCCGCAGTTTCCCGAATGTCCCAACGCCCATAAGCAATCTCTTTGACAAACCATTTGCCCTCGTCAGTCACCTTAACTACAGCAATGGCAGTCTGGTCTAGCCTTTTCTTAGAGTTAGCCGCTTGTTTAGCAACTTCCTCAAATCCAGCCAAGTCAACAGCCACAAAGTAAGAACCATACTCAGGTTCTTCACCGTACTTAATCCCTTCTTCTTTGAAGACATCTGACCCCGCATTGTCAA